GCTGCTGCTGCAATCTTCCATTTTTTAGGCAGAGATGCCCATTTGTTTTTTAAAGTTTGGATCATGTTGACCTCCTCTTTTTCTTTTTTACACCCGCTTCGTTTAATGCGATAGCGATAGCTTGCTTGGAGTTTACTACTTTTTTCTTAGATTTACCAGATTTTAGTTTGCCACTTTTAAACTCACGCATTACCTTGCTGATTTTAGTGTCTTTTTTCACTTATCAAATAAACCAAACGTAGGATCAAAATTAATAACTGGGTTAATTTGATCTCCTCCATAGTCAAACATAGGTCTATTTAAATCGTCCATTGACGTCATGTTTTCTATAGGTGATTCATACCCAAAAGTTTCTGCAATAGCAGGAGCTAAAGAACTTAAACCCATAAGTCCCATTCCAAGTGGGCCTCTAGCAAATCCAGGAATTTTACCTATGTCTGACATAAATGATCTTGGTGTAAAATTTGTTCCAGTTGTTCCAGTTGTTGCTTTAGGTATAACACTTCCAATTGTTTTTCCGGTACCCGTTGTTTTACCATAATTACTTAAAGGTGTCTTCGCTAATGATTTTCCATCTTTAAAATTAAGAGGTGGTGTAAGTCTTAAATTTCTATTAGGAGCCATCATATTACTTTTTAAATTAAAATTTCTAGGTATTACAGCTCTTGATGTTAAAGCCGTTAACGCTGCAGCATTAAGTGCATCATCATTTATACTAAAACTAGGGGAAACTTGTTCTGGATCAACTTGTGGATCAACTTGTGGATCAACTTGTTCTGCAGCTTGGTTAAATAACCTGTCATAAATTGCATTTTCAGTCATTCCCTCTAACGCTCGATCAGAAAATGGATCAAATCTTGTATCATCAATTGCATCAAAACCTGGACCAATATTATAGGGGTTAATTTCTTGCATTTGAACAGGATCCATTCCTAAAACACCACGAAAAAGATTTTGCACAGGAGATAACGTTCCAATACCTTTAACTAAATTACCGAGTCTTTGAGAATCTCTTTTAAATCCAGGGTTAGTAAAGTTATATTTTAATGAGTCTCCAAAACCCATGTTTCGTGTTGGGTTAAATCCAAATAATCTATTGGCTGCAGCTTGTTCGTTTAAATTTCTAAAATTACCTGAATCAATCATCCTCCCAAGTTGCTCTAAATCCCGCCTTCCAAATGTGCCTTGTAAATTTGCTCTTTTTCCTCCTGGAGTAACACCATACTCATCCAAGTTTCTTTGTCTGCCAAATCTGTCGGTTGTGACACCTGACCTACCAAGAGAATCATATAAACCTGCTAGTTGAGGGTTTCTGCCTGATGCGGTTTGGTTATAACTTTGTCTAGCCATTGCACGGCCAAGATTTGTATCACCATATTTATTATCTCTTATGTGGTCTCGTTCGTATTGTCCTATACGACCTGCAGGTGTTGAACGAACTTCTTTTGCTTCTTGAGACTGTATTCTATTTTGAAGATTACCTTGTTCATTAGCAATATCTTTGCCTTTGTTTTCTCCTGCTTTTCCTGATTTACTTCCCATTATAAAAACCTACACGTCCTCCTTGGTTATAAATATCTTCAATCTCACCCATGTCTATCATTTGTTGAAGTACATCTTCCTGTTGTCTGTCTAAAATTAAATCATCAAGTTCTCTAACCAAATCGTCATACTGGTCATAGCTACTAGACATTCTTCGATTAGCTGATGGTCCACCTACTGCTAAATTAACTCTGCCTCCTTGATTCATTCCTGGCAACATTAATTGAGTTGGTGCTCCTGCTGTTGTTGCTCCTCTTCCACCAAACATTTTACTTAAACCACCCAGCATACTTGGACCAAGTTTAGAAAGAGCGTTTGCTCCTCTGAGATAACCAACTCCTGGAATAAGAAAACTAGCTAAACCTAAAGCTCCTTGGTCATTAATAATATTTTTATCAGGATTAATTACAAAATCTTCTCTTTCTTGATTTCTAATATTTGGATCATCATATGCTGTTGTGCCAAATATTGCATCTGCAAGTGATACATCACCTGGTAGTGTTATACCAGTCTTACTAAGCATCTTATGAAAAGGATCACTTTCTGATGGATTAAATATTGCATTATATAAAGAATCTGGATCTTTTAATTCTCCTCTTCTATCACCTTCTGTATAACGACCTTCTTGTTTATACCGTTGGTTTTCTGCTTTGTTTTCTGCTTTTAACGCTGCTTTTTCTCTAATTTCTGCTTCTGCCTCTGCTACAGCTTTTGCTTCTTTTATTTTTCTCTCTAGTTCTTTTTCTTCTTTTCTACCACCAAGATAATAAGACCCTGCGCCTCCAGCGAGTAATCCTAATAAACCATATATATCTTCTGAAGCCATTATATTTCCCCTTGCTTAATAGTTGCTTGCATATTCTTTATACCATCTTTTGCTAGTGAAACGCTAGCTCTAAGTTTCTGATGATCGTCATTTTGTTCCATTTTGTCTTCAGCAAGTTCTTTTGCTTGTAACATCTTGGCACGATCAAGATTTAACTTATCTTCGCCCTCTTCTTCTTTTCTTTGGTTGTCTCTGGCTTTAAGATCAAGTTCTCTATCTTTAAGTTTTAATAATGGATCATTTTCAATGTTATTTAAGATTTCTTTTTCAGCTGCTGCAAAGTCATCCATAAATTCTGCTATTAAAACAGCTTTTCTAGACTCTATTTTCTGTGTTTCTTGTTGCATTACTTTTTGTATCTCTTGCATCTGCGGATTTTGTGCCATTTGCTGTTGAGCTTGTTGATCTTGTGCCATTTGNNNNTGTAATTGCTGTAATTGTTGCTGTAACATGTTCATTTTCTGTATTTCTTCGGCAAATTCAAGTTCAACTTGCTCTGAAGCCATCAATTGTATGTGTTGCATGCAGTTTGTTTGCAGTGCACCCAATGCTTTTGGATTATTTCTACATAATGTAGTGCCCATAAACCTCAAATGCGCTTTCATGTGCGCTTGGTGGTCTTGTTTTGGGAATGCTTGAAATTTTTTACCGCCTAATGCCATAACATTTTCTGTTGCAGGGTCTAATGGCTGCGGTGGCATTGGTGGAGGTAACAATGTGTCAATATCTTTTACACCCAACGCCTCATACATATGTTTGTACGCATGATAAATGTTGTGCATCTGTGGATTTGACATTGCCAGTTGTAATTCTGATTGTGCAATACTAATTCTTTGTGTTTGTGAAAAGATGTTAGGGTCTGCTACAGGAATAATATCAATTTTGTTATCAAAGTCCGCTACAAATATTTGTCTCTGTCCACCAACAACATCATATGGATATGCTTTTGGTAAGTACGTTGCAAACGCAGTAGCCATTAACATAAATTCTTGTTTCATTGATGCATATAAACGTTTGTGTATCGCCGACATAACCCGCGATCCACGCTCCAAGAGCGCAACTGTAGTGCCCACGGCTGCCGATTGATTACCATCACCCACTTGCATATCAGCAATGCTCGCGAACCGCTGACCGGACTCAACAACAGAACTTAATAATTGTAAAAGTGTAGCGTCTGGACCTTTAAACGGTAAAGGCATAAACGCATCTCTAAGGTTTCCACCAGGTGCATCAACGTCACGGAACTCGCCCGGCTGCAACGGTTGAGCTTCGTCTCTGACTCTAATGCCTCGCATTTTGAATCCGGCTGGTAAATTTGACAAGGTGCCGGCATCGAGAAGTTGTCTCAACGCAGCGGTAGCAGTCCTTGATAGACCGCCGATCATGTGTATTAAGCCGAACCCATAAAAACCGAGTCCTGGTAGAAATTTGAAATGCACAAAATAATCTTTTCGTCTTTTTCCTGGATCATTTGGTGCAAAATTACGTCTGATTGATAATACAGTGCTAGTATCTTCTTCGATAGTTACAATGTAAGGTAGTTTAAATCCTGTTGGTTCTCCTGTTTCTGGGTTCATGTCTTCAAACCCTTCAATGTCTAAATCAACATGACATTCTAATAATGTATGTATTTCATCAGAACCACTTTTAGATGTTCCTTGGATATTATCTTTTTTGTCTCTAATAACACTACTGTCATCATCAGAACCTTCGCCTACATCTATGTCAGAATAAAAACCTGTTATTTGTTGTCTTCTTAATTCATTAGCAGACATTTTAATTGTATGAATAATTGTATCTGCATCATCTAACGACGTTGCGTTGTAAGGAACAACTAAATCTTCTGCTGGTACAAATTTAGAAACACAACGACCCATTGATGCATCGTAATAGATTTTTTTAAACGTAGAACCTGATAGCGGTAAATTAAATAACATCTGATCAAACTCTGGCTCGTACTCTTTCATTTCGCACATAATTTGATAGTTCATGAAATCTCTAACACGCTCTGCTTGTTTTTCTCTAATGTCGTCTACCATACCAACAATCTTTGCTCTTACCGGACCATCAGCAGGTAATAGTTCTTTGTATGCAAGAGATTGGAATTGTGTAACAGCTTCTGCAAGTACAGGATGTGTCGCGCCGCTCGCACCTTGGAACGGGTCTGACCTGTCTTCATATTTAAAACCTAAAAGATCTAAACCTTTTTTGTAAGTGTCTTCCCACTCAGATCTAGAGCTTACATACTCCTCATAACTATTTTCTAAGTCAGATGAAATTTCACTTAACACACCTTCTTCTAAAAAATCTGCAAGGTTAGCATCATGTTGTTGCCCACCAGCCATAGCTTCTGCTGCTGGATCAAAGTTTATTTCTGCTCCACCATCATCAGTCATTTCAACATCAACATCACCACCTTCTTGAAACTCTGGTGGTTGTTCTGCCATCAATTCTACTTCTTCATCGTATACTGTCTTTGGTACTTTTAGTTGGTCTTCTAGTGCTTTGTCTATCGCCATTATTTTCTCCTAAATAAACTTCCCATACCATCAGATGCTGGGCCTTTTAATGGCGGTACTGTACCACCGTTTGCTTTTTTTGTCTTTGGTTTAAATGGTATTATTTTTGCTGATTTTGGTTTTACTACAGTTTCTTTAAAAGCAGTTTCGTTTGGAAATTTATATTCATCAAATAAATATGATCTAAAGTTTTGATAATCTGCACCATCAACATCCATAGCTTTTAGAGATTCATCTATTTGACTTAACATCTTACTTCTTGTTGCTTCAGGTAACATGCTATAGCGTTCTTTGGAAGCTATCTCTTCATACAAGTCAAATAACTCTGCTTCAGGATTACCTTTCGGTCCTTGAACTTTATTTATTTTATATAATTCTACATCAAAATTTTTTTTCATTGCTGTTTGAAATTCATCCATACCAACTTTTTTTACATTTTGTTTGTAAGTTTGTTTTTGACCAAAAGGTTTTATTCCTTTGTTTACAAGTTTCGCAACACTTTTAAATGCAGCAGGTATACCACCCATAAACATTCCTACACGGCCACCCTTATTAAAATCGCCTGCACCTTCTCTATATAACATTTCAAGCACGTGGTCAGGCAGTTCTTGGCCTGTGTTATATAAATGCTCTGCTCTTATTTTTTCTATGTCAATTAATTTAAAAAATACAGCTTTTTGTTCTGGGCTATAGCGTGGTGAGTCTTGTACCAGTGACTCTAACTCACGTACTGTTTTTGCATCTAGTGGTGTTGCTTTTGTGCCATCAGCTCTGTCTTTTAATATTCTTTCAAGATCTGTGTTTGGGTCTCTCATAACATTTTTAAATTGTTGTGCGTCAGCAGTTTTAGATGGGTCCATACCCATGGTTGCTTTTGGTCTCATTAACATCATTTCGTCTACGTCTTTAGCTACATCATCAGGTGCTCCTGCTAAACCTCTTTTAAATAGTTTCTTTAAAAGTCCTCCAGATAATAATCCTACACGTCCACCATCTGCTTGTTTGGTTCTTGCCATTTTAAGTTTTCTTATCATTCTCTGTAATGCTTCAGAAGGCTCAAAGCCATCATCAAGTTCACGCATAAACATATCAAGTGCTTCAGTTTTTAATTTTACTTCATCCATTAAGAACGTTGATTCATTCATCATAGTCCCTGCTTTTGTTTCCATGTCTTGCATAGATTTTAAAATCCTATCTGCTTCATCATCTACGCTTGTTGCTCCTGTAATACCTTTGCGTTCTGTAAAAGGTAATTCTCTTAATCTTTTTGCTCCACGTGCCGTGTTTAGATTAATAGTGTCGTCGCCTGACATTCTAATTAAGTCTTCTAAAACTTTGTCTTGACGACTTTCACCTAAACGTGATTTTGCAAAATCAGTATATTTTGGATCTTTCATCATTGATTGCATAACTTTAGCCTCAAACATTTGTTCGTCTGACACAAGTTTATTTTTAGGAGAACCTTTTAGTAATGTCGATACTTCACCAAACTCTTGGCTCGTTGGATTAAAATATTTTCCTCTATCTTTAAATAAAGATGCAATTCCTTCTATTGCTTTTTTAACTAACTTGCCTTTTGCATAACCTGCACGTCCACCGTTTGCATATAGCTGTGTTGGTAGTGCTTGATTTTGATTTGACGATTGAAAATTTTGTAGTTGTGTTTGTAATGCTCCTGTAGCATTACCTGTTTGAGCATTTTGTAATTGACTATCAAAAGCAGAAGCAAAAGGAGTAGAAGCCCCGGGCCCCGATCCTTGTTGAAATGGAGATTGTGGTTGCTGTGTACCAATATAAGTTACTGGATTTACCACTGGTGGTTGTACTTGTTGCTGTGCATCAAACTGTGTACCAATATAAGTTACTGGGTTTACTACAGGCGGAGATTGTTGTTGTACTGGAGCCGGTGCTGGAGCAGGAACGGCTGGAACAGGAGCTGGTTGAGCGTTTGCTATGTTTTGTTGTATTTGAGATTGCATTTGTTGACCACTCATGCCTGGAGTAAATCCACCTTGTTGCATATTTGCATTAAGAGCATCTTGATCTATTGGTCCAAGATTAGGAAAATTAAGATCACTTAGAGCAGTTCCAGGCGCTGCAGGTACAATACCATTAGGACCAAATGTTCCAGGCTGTCCGGATCCATAAGTTAAGGGATTAGCAAAACTAAAATTAGAAAAATCTGGTCTAAAATCTCTTAATAAATCAAATACTCCACCGCCACCAAAATTAAGATCATAGTTAAAATTCATTAATAATACGTCCTTTGTTGTTGTGGTAGTGGCTCATCCTCGTAATCGTCGGGATGGTCTACAAAACCACCTTGTCTAAATCTCATTACCGCTTGAGTCATACTATCCACTAAGTCATCATGTTCACCTAATGGAAATGCAGCGCATTCCTCAATCACTTCCTCTGCCCACTTCGTCTCCGGTGCCCAAATCATACCAGACTCAAACAAAGGTGCAACAGAGTTTATCCTAGTATGTTTATCATTTCCTTTACTCGGTGTAAAGTTAATAACGGGTATACCCAGCTTACGCAATTCATACGTCAAAGGCAAGCCCGAAGCTTTGGCTTCTACAATTACTGTTTCTGGTTTCCAATAGTCGTATTGTTCTTTTGCAATCTTTCTAAGCTCTGGAAACTCGTATCTATCCTTGATCATATCGACCAACATAAGCATTGGTGGGCTGTCATCGTCTTTTTGGAACACGCCCCACGTGGTTATGGCGCTGTAATCGGCAGTTTCTTTTTTCATAAATGCCGTGTCATAAGACTGTATAACATGCATCAGCGGTGGTAAATCGTCCTTTTCCCACACTTGCCACCATTCTCGCTTTATAATACTACCTTCTGCAGCAGTTGGATTTTGCTGGTATTGTGCGTTCCATTTTAATATACTGACTGATGCCTTCACTGCTTCAAGTTCTTCTAACTTCCAGTACCCGGGCCAAACCGGTTTACCACTTGGTAAGATTGCGGGGAACTCTATTACTTCCCATTGGTCTGCTTTTGGTTCTTTTTGTGCTTTCATCAATTTACCGGTCAGATCTGCAACATTCCAACGCGTCATCACAACAATTATTCTGCCTCCAGGTTGAAGCCTTTGCCGCGGTCCAGAAGTATACCACTCATACACTCGATCGTAACTGGCCATGTTCATTGCGTCCTGCTCAGAGTGTGGGTCGTCAATAATCAATAAGTCCGCACCACGGCCCGTGATACTTCCGCCAACACCCGCTGCATAATATTCACCNCCCTGATCCGTTTCCCACTTACCAGCAGCTTTAGAATCTTCTCNNAGTCTTGTATTAAATATTTTTTTAAACTCATCCTGCTCCATTAACGTTTTTGCTTTACGACCAAATCGCACAGCAAGTTCTGCGTTGTTTGTTGCTTGGATTATTTTTAGATCAGGTTTGTTACCGATCATCCATGCAGGTAAATAGTTTGATGCAAACTCAGATTTTGTGTGTCGTGGTGCCATGTTGATAATGAGTCGCTTGAGCTCGCCTCGCGCAACGCGGTTAAATTTCTCTGCCATTATCTTATGGTGTTCGCCTTCAATAAAATCTGGCCACATGTGTTTTACAAAAGCAAGAAAGTCATCTTTGATTGCTTGTTCTTTTTTCTTTTCATCAAGCAGTAACATGGTACGCAAATATTCTTTGCGTGTATCTTCTGGTAAGTTTTTTAATTGATCTGGTGTTAGCATTCGAAAAAATTTTATAAAAAATTTTGCACCTTTACTTTTAAGAGTGAAAATGATTTTAAACCATATCTATGTGTAGATCAAGCTTATAGTACAAACGCAGGGACCCCTTTTTATATAAATCCGGGGTAGGGGGGTGGGGTCGCAAGTCTCCTGGCAAACGCGCAAGGGTCCCCTCTCGCTTCGCTTCTTTGCTGCGAGCGCGCAAGTGTCCCGCAGTTTAGAATGATTCTAATGTGCAAAGATAGTTATATAAAAGCTTGACAGTATTTGACGAATACTACAAACTCATGGGATAATAATAGAAAGGATATAATATGACAGAACAATTAATATCGCACCATAAGATAGTGCAAGACGCAGAGATCATGACACTTGGAGAGTTTATTCAAGAGCATGGACAACAATACCTTGACTACTACGAACAAGTACAAGCAAATAGTATGAGGTGGTGTGATGAGAAGAAGAACTAGATATATAACTAAAGAGGGCTGGTTAGCCCTCTTTGTGATCTGTGCCTTTGTGTACTTTCCTGTTAGAACTATTGCAAGTGTGTGGTTTGGGATATGAGTAGAACAACAGCAAGATACTGTGTGACTTGTGGTAAGAAGTATTATCCCAAGTCATATTATTCGTACCCTGATTTTTCGTGGGGTACGAGTGACGAGGATAAGCTAGAGTATGCAAGGTTTCATTCACTTGGGTGCCAAAGAGTGTGGCTTAATAATAATAAAGAAGCCTTTGCGAATTTAGTAGACAACATATCACAAAGTGTGATACAAGACGATAGCAACATAGAGAAAGGATAATAATATGGAAGCTAACAAACCGATAAGACTAAACCAACAGAAACGACTGCTACTCAAAAAAGAGTGGTCTAATACT